AGGAGCTCCTCACATTGGATCTATTAAGATAAGTCTCAGGAAATATGTCACAATATTTCTGATCATCAATGATCCTCTGTACATCTCTATTAAATGACTGAGCAAGATCTGATGAGTAGGAGGCTCCCACAATCCTCAAATCAGGATTAAGGCCTAAAAGATATGCAGGAAGTCTCCTGCTCACAAGTTCACTCTTGCCATTTTGAGGAGGCATAAAAACGAGCATTTTTTTTATATCTCCTTTGATAAATTGATCTAACTTATCACAAAGCAGTCTATGATGCCAATTGATTAAATAATCAGGCTTTGTGTACATAGTAAACTGCAGGAGGGACTGACTTGCAGCTCTCTTTGTCAGCTCCTGCTCAAGTCTTAAGAGTTTGTATTTTTCTGAGTCTGTCAAGTTCTTTGTTTATATCATCATCAGTCATCTCCTTAAAGAGATCCTCTCCTCCTGCTCCTGTCAGCTCCTGTCTCTCCACATATCCTCTCTTTTTGCCTTTTGTCTTGAGATAAAAAATAATTGCAGTGTCTGAGGGCTCCTTTTCAAATACAGCAGGCAGTCCATCAGTCTCCTTTTGGATCAATACTCCTCTGATTTTTCTCATCAGTTGTGACTCAGCAAAGTCAAGAGCCACATCAGCAAGCTCCTCCACAGCCTCTCTGTACAGCTCATCATCTCTCATCCAATTATAATGAGTTTGTCTTGATATGTTTGCAGATTGACAGGCAGTTGAGACGATCCCAAGTGAGGCCTCAAGAGCCTCAAGGAGCCTCTGCTTATTCTTAATTGTGGTCTCCTCTACAATTGACAAATTTGACATAATAAAAGTATTTTAATTGTTTTCTGCTCTGTGCTGCTCCTGAGCTTTTAAGATCTCTCTCTCCATTGTGATCTGCAGCATTGCTCTCTGATTTGATGGCATCTCTGATCTCTTATCCAATATCAGTCTGTACTCATCAAGCAGTGTCCTGCTGTTAGTCTCACAATGTTTGCTGATCTTATCCCATATCCTCAGCAGTCTTGGATTGACTGCAGCTCTTTTTTTGATCTCTCTCATAATTTAATTATCTGATATCTTCATTTGAGCAAGTTTAACCTCAGGAGAGTTTTTGATATAATCAAGCATTGACTCTCTCAGGTGCTCAAAGGCTCCTCTGAAAATTGCAGGATTAACTCTCAGAGCATTACTGCTGTACTCCTTGTCATTGTGTTTGCAATGTACTCTGATAATGTGAGAGTAATGCTCAAAAGGATCTCTGATCCTCTCAAGAGTTATCACATCATTTGTCTTTTTTGTTTTGGTTTTACTCATTTTAATATCTGTTTGATGATGTTTGCTCCTGATCCTGTGCAGCTCTCCCTTTCTTTAGATCCTCATAAATTTGTCTTGGAGATAAAAACAGGATTTTGTTTGCAAGCAGATCCACAGAGTATGTCACTTTCACTCCTTTGACAGCAGCACTCTCAATGTACTGCTTGACATAATCTGCTCTTAGTTGTTTGCGTTCTTCTGTGCTCATAATGTAGTCTTTGCAGTGTGTACTGCAGTGATAGTCTTATGGAGTACAAATATAATAAAAATATTAAATTAATTGTATTGTTTTGCTAATATGGATTTAAAGCATATTAAAAATATATCTGAGACAAGTGCTGAGATATTAATATTTGACAATATTGGAGCAGGATCAAACACAGGACAGCAGATTGCTGAGGAGGTGTCTTGGCTTGTGGATAATATGTCAATCACAGAGATCCTTGTGAGAATTAACTCAGGAGGAGGATCAATGATTGAGGGCTTTGGGATCTTCTCAGCATTACAGGCTGCAAAAGCAAAGGGAGTCACTATCAATGTAAAAATTGAGGGACTTGCTGCATCAATGGCAGGGATTATTGCAATGGTGGGAGACTCAATATCTATGCTTGACTATGGGATCCTGATGATGCACAATCCTCATACAGGAGGAGGCAAAGTGGATGACAAGACACAGCAGATCCTTGATAAGTTTAAACAATCAGCAATCAAGATCATCACTAACAGAACAGGCAAAAGCTCTGAGGAGATTGATGCATTGATGACAGAGGAGACTTGGCTTGATGCAAGTGAGGCTCTTGAGCAGGGATTTATTGACAACATAATTGAGACAGGATCAAAAAAACAAACAAAAGAGATGCACAATGCTCTTTTTGAGATAGCAATGAGCCTGCATAAAAAAGAAAAAAAACCAAATAAAATAACTATGAAAAAAGTAATAGCACATTTTGAGCTTGGAGAGACTGCATCAGAGCAGGATATCCTTGACAAAGTGACTGAGCTTGAGAACAGAGCTACGGACTCAGAGACAAAAATGATTGATCTTGATGCAAAAAATTTCGATCTTGAGAACAAATTGCAAGAGATGGAGACAGAGAAATCTGACTTATCTGAGAAAATGATTGAGTCAAATAAAAAGATAGTTAATATCTTGATTGACAATGCAATCAAAGCAGGCAAAATCAAAAAGGATGCAAAAGACTCATTAATTGAGGCAAGCAAAGGAGATGCTGATCTTGTTGAGACAATGATCAATGCAGTTGAAACTCCAAAGATTAAATTATCTGATCTTATTGATAATAAGTCAGAGGAGACAAAAATGAGTTTCAGAGATCTTGAGAAAAACAATCCTGCAAAATTAGCTGAGATTAAGTCAAGCAATCCTGAGGAGTACAAAAGACTTTATGATCTTGAGTACAAAAAATAATTAACTAAACTATTAATAAAACTATAAAATTATAATCAAATGGCTTTACAGACAGAAGTATGGATAAGAGATATCCAAGAGCAATTATTTGCATCAAATGAATTTTTAAACTTTGCAGTTAATCACTCAGAGTTCGTAAATAACAAAGTAGTTCACGTTCCTATTGCAGGGAGTGCTCCAAATGTAGAGATTGACAGATCATCTTTACCTGCAGCAATCTCTCAGAGAACAGACACAGAGCTGACTTATACATTGCAAGAGTTCACTACTGATCCTATGCTGATCACTGATCTTGAGGATATTCAAGTGAGCTACAATAAGAGACAATCTGTTTTAGGACATCACGTTTCTGCAATGGCTGATTTAATTGCTCAGAGCACTTTGGTTGATTGGGCTGCACCTACTGCAAACGTAATTCCAACAAGTGGAGCAGATGACTCAATCAAGCCTGTAGGAGCTACAGGGACAAGAAAGGCTGTGACATTGGCTGACATCAGATCTGCTGCAGGATTAATGGACAAGCAAAACGTGCCAAAGAATGACAGATATTTGATGATGGACTCAGATATGTATTATCAACTATTAGCAGATAACGCTGTTTTAAGTTCTGAGACTATGGGATCAGCAAACTTGCCTGCAGGAGTTGTGAGACAATTATTTGGCTTTAATATCTTGACAAGATCATCTACTCCAATTTATGATGTTGCAAATGCTGTCAAAGCAGTAGGAGCAGCAGGAGCTGTGACTGACAATTTATCTTGCATAGCTTGGCAAAGTGGATTTGTTGCAAAAGCAATGGGAAGTACAAAGGTTTATGCTGATGAGGACAAACCTGAGTACTATGGATCAGTTTTCTCTGCTATGCAATTGCATAAAGGTACAAAATTAAGAAGTACAGGAGTTGGCTGTGTTGCAATTGTGCAAGTAGCATAATTTATTGATAAAAGGGAGGTTAATCTCTCCCTTTTTTTAATTTATTTTTAACTACTAAACACAAAGCAATGGCTAAGAAAAAAACAATAAAAGAGGAGGCTCCAAAAGAGATCAAAGCTGAGACAAAAACAATGTCAAAAGCTGATCAATTACAGCAGGAGTCTTTGGGATATTTCAAAAGATTTGAGAACATCTCAGAAATTTACGCAAATGAGGCAGGACAATTTTTCTTTAAAGAGAATGATTGTATAAGAAATGCAGCAGGAGGCAAAGTCTATCATTTTAAAAAGAGTAAATAATGGCACAGCCTAAATTAATAATAAACAGAGGGCAGGGTGGTCTTGGCAGACCTCTTGCAGGTAAAGATCACTACACAGGTTTATCTTACTACTCAGGGACAGCAGGATTGCCTGCAGGCTTTGGAGTAGATAGGATCAAGCAAGTGTTTAGCATCAAGGATGCTGAGGATCTTGGGATCATTGAGGGAGATGCTGATTGGGGAGTCTTATGGTATCATATTTCTGAATTTTTCAGACTACAGCCAAAAGGAGTCCTATGGGTACAAATCAATGATGCTACAATAGGGACAATCCCTGACATTGATCTGCACGATTTTGCAGAGATAACGACATTGAGGAGAGATGCTGATGGAGAGATCAGACAAATTGGAGTTTTTCAAGTTGAGAAACCTCTTGTAATTGCTCAGGTAAATGCATTACAGGCACAAGTTGTGGCTGCTGCTGCTGAGGATATGCCTTTAAGCATAATTTATGGATCTGACATCTCAGGAGTTGCTGACTTAAGCACATTGCCTGATATGAGATCCTTGACTGCTGCAGGAGTATCTGTAGTAATTGGA